TATCAGGTGAATACAGCTTAGCAGGCGAAAAAGTTCGTGGTGCTGTTTCTCGTGATGTGGCTCAACGCAACAAAGAAGCATCTATGTTCGGTAGCTTTCTTGGTGGTTTTTGGTCTTGATTTAGGATGTAGTGTCAGTAGTATAATTAATGTAGTTAATTCGTTTATACAATGGCTAACGATCCAGGTGATTCCGGCTCCAATAATCAGGATGCAGCGGTTGACCTTACTACCTTCCAACAGCTTTTAGACAAGCTAGAAGGATCCAAGAAGCGTCAGCAGCGCCAGAAATCCGTAGAAGGTCGCCGTGACATCTACAGCCAAGGTCTTGCTTCAATGATGGGCAACTTCTAAGGAGTTGATCCATGGTTGAAGGAGCACCTGACCCCAAATAAGGACAAGTAGGAATGACATCATCTACGCCTAAAAACGTTGACGATACTTATGCAGATGACGATTGGTTTGATCTAGACCAATACAAGAAAGCTGCACAAGTCGCTTACGATTTTTCCATTGGAAAGATGGAAAAGGGCGGCGAAGAAGAACGTGAAACCATTGGGAAAGGAGCTTTTGAACAACGCAAATCAGCGGACCAGCAGCAGCAGTTCAGCGAAAAAGACGAAGCCAGGGATTACCGCCAGGCGCAAAAGGGATATCGATTCTGATATCAACGTCAAAGTTTTTGAACATTGGCTAGATAATTTAGATAGTGCATCGAGAGAGTCTTTCTCTGCTTTTGCAGAAGAGACTTTTTCTCCTATCCAGGTTTATCTATACGCCAAATTCCTGGGGTATGAAAGCAGCATTATTGCTGTGGATCATTGGGTAGCAGTTGCCTATCCAAAGCCTGATCATTATCGAGTGCTGTTGCATGAGATTAATGAGATGCAAGAAGACATCCGTAAACTCAGGGAAGACATTGAGAATACTGCGGTCAAGCGTGATGCTGGTGTAGCACGTATTGCACAGATGCAGAAAGAGCTTAGAGGCACCATTGCTCAAGTTGATTCTTTTGTCTCTTCTAAAGACAGAAAAGGTTTGTTGATGGCCGGAGCAGACCGTGCCTTGCGTGAGCTGGCCTCTGTGTTTAAAGATGACCCTATCGAAGGCCCCTTACAAGAAGCATCAATGTCTGTATGGGCTAGAATTCAGTTTGAAGAATAGGTTTATTTAGTGGAAGAATCTGCTGGCCCATCTGTAGAATCTTCGTTCACGCATAAGTCGATGAACAATATTTTGCAGGCCTTAGATCGTAACCGCCGAGTCAGTCCTGGCTTCAATAACTTCCGCCCAGTGGATGAAATACCACAGGGAGGCAACCCATATCCCGATCAACCCTTAGCAGGGAAGTATATGTAATGGCTAAGAAAAAAATGCCTCCCCAGTTGGTGGAGTATTACAAAAAGAAAACAGGTGGTAAAGACGGAGATGAGGCTGAGAAATCAGCAGAGAAGGGATTGAAAGCTGCTAAGGCAGCTAAAAAGCATAAAGATTGTAACTGCAAAGACAAGTAAGTTACTATTTAGTAACTACTAGGTCTACTTGTGCCTTCTCATCTTCACTTAGCTTATCGACGTAATGCAAAGGCTGCTGCAGCAAACCATCGCATACGCAAGACTGATCAAGAAGACCTGTACGAAAAAGCAAGAGAAGACTTTGGTTTCTTTTGTGAGTATGTTGCTGATAAAGCTCCAGCAGAACACCATAAGTATTGGAACCAGCAGTTGGTTACCAATGAAAGTAGTTCATGCCTAACAAAAATTGCTGGACCCAATATTGACCTATTGGGGCCGCGTGGATCAGCTAAAAGTACAGTCCTAGGCTTATACACTGCCTGGGCCATTGGTGTACATACCACAGCCAAGAAGCCTCTACAAATTCTTTACCTCAGTTATACCGTTGATATTGCAAGATCTAAATCAGCCACGATCAAACGGATCATTGAATCTAAAAGATATCAGAATGTATTCCCTACCGTTAAGCTGCTCAAAAACGTTACTAGCAACGAGTACTGGTCCATCGACCACAAGTTTGCTGGTATTGATACAACTGGTGAAGAACAGTTTACTTTATGCGCCGCTGGTCTTAAAGGATCGGTGACTTCAAAACGATCACACCTTGTCATCATTGATGACCCTGTGAAATCTGCTGCAGATATTGGCAACCCAGACATCCGCAAGATGATGCAGGATAACTGGAATGCAGTGATTGCTCCCACGATGTTTGAAGGCGGCCGTGCGATATGCCTGGGGACACGATTCCGTCATGACGATATCCATGCGACAACGTTCTGCCCACAGAACAATTGGATGCAGATCGTCCTATCAGCGATCTTAAATAACGAGGAGACAGGCGAAGAAGAGTCATACTGGCCAGACATGTGGTCATTAGATTATCTAAAAGAAAAGAAAAGGCAAGCACCGATTGCGTTCTCTTTCCAGTACATGAATCAGATTGTCAGACAGAACGAACTGTCATTGGCACCTGAACTACTGGTTAAAGCAGAGATTGCGACAGAATTTGATTGTCTTGGTATTGGCGTTGACTTGTCTGCTGGAATCAAAGAGAAAAATGATTACACAGTAATGGTGTTAGGCGGGAAGATTGGTAACAAAATTCATATTATTGACTATAGAAGAATCCGTGTAATGGGTAATCTAGAGAAACTTGATGCAATGAAAGAGCTTCTTAATGACTGGTCAATCGTTGGCCGTCAAGATGACGGCTTGTATTTCCCCACTTTCTCTACATGTGATATCTGGTCTGAAGCAGTTCAGTATCAAGCATCACTAGAAGCAGATTTTAAACGAGTCTGCTTGGAACAAGAAGACTTATACAATCTTATTTGGCATCCAGTCAAAGGATTCCGTGCAGATAAACTTGCACGTTTTAGAGGTATAATGGGTATGTTTGAAGATCACAAAATCATCTTCAATCGTTACAGAAATTTTACTACCATGTTTGAAGAGCTAACTAATTTTGGTGTTAGTTCGCACGACGACTGTGTTGATGCATTGGTATGGCTTGTTAACGGTTTGATGAAACGAGGAAAACTGCAACTGGATTATTAATGGAGCATTTAGTAGCTGCTGTTATTGCAGGCATTACAGGCATCGGCTGGGGTACAGGAAAACTCTTTAGTAGACTTCGTACCCTAGAAGATCGCATTGATCGTTTACCAATCGAATACGTTTTGAAACAAGATTATATTCGTGAGATGCAACGCACAAATGATGAGTTTAGCGAAATCAATAATAAGCTTGATAAACTTGTGGAAAAGATCTTGTCCAAATGAGCTACTACGTAGAGCTTCTTGAAGATAACAATGGTGATTTGGTCATGCAAATCCCTGAAGAAGTAATGGAAACCCTTGGTTGGGAACCAGGCCAGCTTCTTACTTGGGATTTAAAAGGAGACGGGATTATCCTTCAAAGATTAAACGGGGAAGGAGGATTTGAACCCTTAGAATAATAAAAAGCTTTACTAGATATGATTGGTGGATTAGCAGGACGAGCACTTTCCACTCAAGGTGGCTTTATGGGAAATTCTGGCGGATTAGCTGGCCAGTATCCTTTAGGTCTTGTTGGTCAGATCGGCGGTATTAATGAGCAGTTATCTCCACAAGAAGGAGTTAATCCGTTAGGAATAGGCGGCTTGGTAGGACAGATGCTCCCTCCTATTGATCCTGCTTCTCATCGCAATCAGATGAGACAAAAGAAAATCTATGACAAAGGGCGTGGCACGGATAATCCAAACGAAGCAGATACTTTTCTTCGTAGGACTGGTGCTCAGCTTCCACCATTAGCCCTGGGTGGCGGGTTGCCTCCTACACCAATGGCCAGTATGTATGGCGGTCCTCAGATGGGACAAGCTGGTGGCTTACTTGGTAATGCCAACTTCTTTAATGATCCAATGACAATCAAACATGTAAGCTGATGGCACAAGACGATTCAAAATATACCAAGCCAGAAGTTCGTGAACGGATTAAAAATCGTGTCATGGAAGGAACCAAAGGCGGTAAAGCTGGTCAGTGGTCTGCACGTAAGGCACAACTCGTAGCTTCCGAGTACAAGAAAGCTGGTGGCGGGTACAAAGGTGGAGAAGGAAAGAAGCAAAAATCTTTAAAGAAATGGGGCAAGGAGGATTGGCAGACCAAAGATCAATATGAAAAAGGTAAGAAAGCTGCTACGGCAGCCAAAAAAGCTAAGGACAAAAAAGCATGAAACAAGCTAAAAAAGACTTACAAAAAATCTCAAAGCAGCTCAAAGGTAGTGCCAAGATGCACGCCAGTCAAGCTAAAAAGATTGACAAGCTTGCTGGTAAATACATGGAGAAACCATAATGCAGTTAGCAGGTAAATATGCGGGGATGACACAGCCCTTGCTTTCTATACAAGATAGTCCCGAAGGTCACCCAGA